GAAAAGGGGGGGCAGTAAGCTGCCAGCTCGGGATAAAAGGAGAGAGAACAAGGAGAAAGGGTGAAAAAGAGACAAACCCGCAGTATGGCGGGGGCCGATATACCTTGAGCCGGGTAAGACCCGACCGACGTGCGCTGTAATTCTGTCGGGCCACTCTGAGAGCGCCAGATCATGCTAGCCATGGATCACGAGCCCATGCAGACAATCGTATGAGATTGAATCTGTTCCCAACTAGGAGACCTCATTTGACACGCCTCGCGCAACCACATGTGAGACGAAAACTCGGTTTGCGGTGCACTAACCAAACTGTGGGGAGACCACAGCGAATCCGGTGGCTACAGGTCGAACCTGCGGCTGGTTTTTGGGCGGGGTGGACGTGAAAACGAGTCCAACCTTCCGGATTTTCGGGATACCGCCGACCTTTCTCAAGGGCCGGGTTGGTGTGGGTTACGTACCACACCACTGACGGTGAGCTGACTGTATCGCCAAACCTGTCAAAGACCCGATAGGGTCCAAGGTCAACTCACTGGCGAGGTGGGCGATTTTCCATAATCGCGAAGGGGTGGTTGTGAGAACACCAACAAACTAGAGAAGAGGAGCAGGATCATGCGCCGGGAATGCGGGCATGAGCGAAGAAACGTAGGGAGGAAGGGAAGGGGGCTTATGCTTCCACAACCGAAAACGTGGAGAAGGGAGGCGGAACCGAGAACGCATTTCGAGAGAGATGATATAGGCAGCAGTGGTTTCTGGTAGGGCGGTACCAGCATCAACAGAGAGACGACACGCATAATCAATGGAATCCCAGAAACTGGAGTCGCGGCGACCCTGTTCGGCACCAATACGAGCACGAAGGAGACACACGGTCGGAGATATCGTCACATCAACACCACCAAACTCAAAGCCACAGAAGGTTTGCACGGAGGCACGGACTGGCTTTGGGGACATGGGAACGGACCGAGGGTTGAAAGACCGGGATGGAGGGAGATCGCCCAGCAAGATAGAGTCATCGCCAGAGAACGCCGCAGGAGTGCGGGGGGCGACCTCGAGAGAGATCCCAGTCAAAGCGGCGTTTCGGGCCGTGTTGAGCAACCAGGTCCAGCGGTCACCCGAGAACTGCATGATGGGCATCGGGCCAGCCATAGACCGGGTGTTCACACGACCTGAGGTGTACAGCTCGATGTAAGACTGGGGGACGCCATAGGAACGCATGAGCCAACGATCGAAGTGGAGGAACGTAGCATCGCAGCCAGAGTCCCAAGCTGTGTAGTCGTTGGCGGTCGACACGCCAGGTCGCCAGAATGTGCGGTACCAGGTCGACATTTCCTTGTACCCAGCTCGACAGTGCAGATAGGTTGACGGGTGGGCAGAGGCCAGGAGCTGCTTTTCCACGTAGAGGGCCCAGACCCCGTCCCTGAAGGTTTTGAGCAGGGGAAAGGTGGTGACGATTTGACCGGGCTTGGCGGGACCACCAACCTTATCCAGCTTCTTGACCATCTGTGACTTCAGGAAGAGCTTAGTGAACAGCGGGTCCCAGTCAGGTGGAGACTGGTCAACAATGCGACGAAGATCTCTAATGGTGCGATTGCCGGCCCACGAGCGCAACCTTTCGGTTAGCGCTTGGTGGAAGATCGCCTCGTCCACGAGGTTTGACTCAGGGACGGTGAAGAACTTTCGGAAGCCATGCTGCAAGGAGCGCGCCACGCGGAGCTGTTGGGCGTTGAGCGTGGGAGAGTCTTTTTTGGGGTGGATCCGCTTGGCCATGCTGATGTTGAACGTGGCGGGGTCACGACGAGAGTGGTGCAAGGGCAACATCGATCCGGTTTGCGAAACCTGTTGCGTGGGAAGTTGGGACCTAGGGTCAACAACCTCACGATCTTCTGGATGGGCGACCTCGGACATGACAATGTCAGGGGAGGGAGGCAACACCTCAATCGGCATCGGGGGCAATTCGGGTCGTGCAGGGGGGTCAGCAGAAACCTGAGTCTCCTGGTCGATCGGAGTGTAAGGAGCCAACAGCGATCGAAATGTGGCATGACGATTTGATTCACCGGGAAGGGCCGGAGGTGGAATGAAATCGAAAGCGGAACCGGAAGGAGGGTTATGGGTGCCGAGTAAGGAACGTTGCACGTCATTAGTCCATAGGTTGTCGATGTAGGTGAGACCGGTCCAGGGGTTGGGTCCAGTGGCGCGAGGGTTCTGCGAGTAATCAGCCCAGCCAGCGACCATGGGTTGGACACGACCAGTGACAGCTGCACCTCGAGCCTGTGGGGTCAAACACTCAGCTAAGTGGGCACGAACCGCACGAGCAATAATGCCATGGGGGTCCGCGGCTGGGGTTATGACGGCAGTCTGCTGCATCGAGGCTACGGCCAGGATGGCGGAGATGATCCGAGAATGTCCCCACGCATGCTCGGTCAGCAAGGAGGGGCCAGGCATGGAGGGGCCAACCATAAGGAATATCGTGCCGCGAGAGCGAGTGATCACAGTCCACATCAGTGCGTCGGTCATGGAGGCAGACAGGCCACCAAGGTCGACGCAGATGTCCGAGTCCAGGGAGAGACCTTGAGAGTCGCCGAAGGAGATAGCTTGCCGACCACCGTTCACGACCGTGTTGACGAACCGGGGAGAAGCCGCAAAGAAGGGGATACCAGCTGGTGGATTGGACACGACCACCACGTTGCCGCGAGTTGGAGCGTAACCTGCGATGGGCAAGGGCCTTGGGAGACCAAACAAAGCCGAGTTCTCGATGGTCAAACGTCGCTGATCGGTCGCATATCTCGTGGACAGCTTAGCTAACCATTCGACCGTCGGACGAGACAGACGTGACAAAGCATCAGCCTGGGGGAATGCAACACGAGCCTGGGCGCTGTCGAAAGTGCACACCACACGGTTGATGCCAGGGTTTGCAGCAAGAACCAGCGGGATAAAGCCAGGCCAGAGGAGACCTGCATCATCAAACACGATAGTGCCAGTGCTGTTTTCGTACAGAGGCCGCGTGTTGGAGGGGAAGTTCCAGGGGGTGGCGTTCGGAACCACACCTCGCAGAGCTGAACGGACCTGGCGACGTAGGGACTGGGACCAGGTGTGCACACGAATTTCGTCGGTCGAAAGGCCAGCCGCAACATACCCTCGAAGCAGGTTGGCGAGATGGAAGGACTTGCCGGTGCCGGGGAGGCCGTTAAGGAGAACCAACTCGATCACGCGGGGGCGACAAGCAGTTGCAGCACAGTCGATTTCCTTGGCGATGCGGTCGGCGTTGTGGTCGCGGCATTTCAACTCACCAGAGTGCAGCTTCAGATCAGCAGCGAGGTCACGAGCTTCAGCGATGTCAACACCAGTGAGGACATACTGAATCGTCTCAGGCTGCATGGCTGTGCGAGGCATGGCGAATGGAGGTGGCACGCGCACGGGCAGCGGGGGGGCGACACCGGAGAATCGAGTGGACGCGGCTGCCGACAAATTTTGCATGACACCGACAAGGCGACCATAGACCTGCTGCCAGGTGTTGGCGGGGATGTTCATAATTGGGGCAAACATCCGATAAGGCAACC